AGGGACTCAGAGACAACCAATAGTCCCAACCTATCGTCTCCTCCTCCAGCCATAGCCGTGACCTATCGTCGTGACTTTGGGTCAACCTTGAGTCAATGACCTGAAGTTTAGACCGAAGGTCTAGGGGTAGGGCCTTTGGTCGAGACTTAAAGAGGCCTATGGGGGAGACTTGAGGTTCTTGAACTGTGAGATGTGGTCTCAAACTTTTGGTCCAAAACTCATCGTCCCTACTGTAGGCCTCAGCCACTGTAGGTCAAGGACCGTAGGTCAGGCGACACTAGGGTAGACCAGTGAGTAGGATGACCCTAAGTGAGCTTCTCTCTTAAGGTGTTACCTAAAGTCCTTGACTACAGTAGCTAAGGTCAGTAGAGTAGCGTCAGCTATGAACTGACCTTAGGTCTTACCACCGCGAGCCATAAGGCCACCGCATAGTCTTATCCATGATGATAAGTCCTACGATACTAATCACGAGACCAGATACGACGACAGCAAGTGCCAGCAGGTCTTTATCCATTAAGTCCTCCTTTCGTTGATTGTTACCATGATGGCGTTAATGACACTCAGACACCAGAGTACATACGAGAGTCTCGACCCACCCGACCCACTGACTTCCAGCAGTAACGCCAGCAGCAAGTAGAACAGCAGCAAGAAACCTGTATGTAGCTCTATTGGTCGCCAGAGCTTTGAGAACAGCTTTGGTCTTACCCATGCTACATACCTCCTGTCGCTTAGGGTCTACTTAAGTTATGAGGGTGTGATGATTACAATCACCCTCTCCATCGGTGCTAACCTTAGGTAAGAACTCAGGAGTCTGCCTCCTAAGGTCTTGCATAAAGTGTGCATATGCTTATTCATTGAGTCTTTACTATAAGCAACCGGGGGTCTTCCCTATAGTGATAGTTAAGTCCATTTCCCTTTAGAATCATTAAGTTACGAGAGATACCTAACGCACTACTTACTGCTTATACATGCAGATTTCATGCGTAGGTATTCATTAGGTTAGTGGAACTGGACGTAGGACCCTAGGCCCAAGTCGTCATCTGTATTGAACTGAACCCGGACCCCATTGTCCCAATAGTCGGTCTCGATGGACTTAAAGCCCTTCCGAGGGTCTTCCATCTGTTCCTCCAGCCACTCCTCGGTTACTTCACGCTGTCCCTTTACGGCATCCTTCGCCATAGACTCTACGAAGAACTGTACACCGATAGCCAGAGCATCAAGTCGGTCATCGTGAGCCAAGGCCCCACGTTCACGGCTGATACGGGTCATCTGGTAGAACAGAGAGTAGATAGGGTTACGGACGCCATCCTTATCAGCGGCAGTCTGGTAGTCGGACACAATGGTCGAGGAGTTCACGATGAGTCGGTGAGACCCCATGATAGGCTCCAGAACGTCGCAGATGCGTAGTTCCTTCTGACCCTTGCTCTTGACCTCAGTTACTGCTGCCGGGTGAATACGGGCCGCTACAGGCTTGAATAATTCGAGATACATGCCATCACCGAAGTTACCCTCAATGACGTACTCGTTAATCTTCCACTTGCGACCAATCTTCGCCAGAGCTTCCAGCGTTGAGTCCTCGTAACCGCCGCGCATACCACCAGCTTCCATCACGAAGATGTAGCCGTTTAGCTGATACAGAACAGCATACCCGGTCTCATCCTTACCACGACCACTAGGGTCAATGACCAGAATCTTCTGGGTGTACGAACTGAAGGCAGAACCTACAGTCTGATACGTGTGGTAGGAGTCACCAATGAGTCCAACGTTAGGAACGTCCTCACGCTTGTTCTGAAGGTTCGGAAGCCACTGGTAGACCATAGGGCTGGACTCAGGGTCCAAGTCCGCTACGATAAGGTCACGCAGCTTCAGAGGGTACTTCTCGGCATCCCCTAGGTTCGGGTTGAGCATGAACTGTAGAGCGAAGCCAGCCTTACCGTAGGACAGCTCACGTTCCTTCAGGTCCTCATCATCGAAGCGAACCTCATCGGTAGGTCTCCAGTAGTAGCCCTCAGGGTCAGACTCCAGCTCCGCCTGAAGCATAGGAGCCAGACGGTCGCCGTAAGACTTCCAGTCCTTCTCATCACGAGGATAGCGAGCAGGCCAGATGGTAGTCGAATAGCCACGACCCTCAAGCTGTCGATACAGGGTCATCTCGGTCTGAGGAGTACCCAGATAGATAACCGTACCACCCGGCTTCAGGATTGCGTCGAACTCCTTCACCAGCTCGGACAGTCGGTCACGCGCTGCCTGAGTAGCTGAGTTACCGGGGACCTCTACGTCATCGGCAATCAGGATGTCAGCACGGCTACCAGTTAACTGACCAGTGATACCTACGGACTTAACCGAAGGTGAGTGGTCGGGCTTGGCAGGCCCTACATCGAAGCTGATTACTGCGTCTCGCTGTCCCTGCTTAGGCTTCAACTCTTGGAGCTGAGGCATCAGGTCGATGATACGCTTGATGAAGATGGAGTTAGCATCGGCTCGCTCCTTTGAGGCCGACACAATCATGAACTTCAAGTCCGGGTTATTCCATAGCTTCCAGACCACGAAGGCGCACGTAATGAAGGACTTCCCGATACCACGGAACGCCTGCAAGATGAAACGCCTGTTGTCCCCAGCCGATAGTTTCTTCGCCATGTCAATCTGACAGCGAGTCGGGACCGGGAGAGACAGAGCTTTCCACAGGACGAACAAGAAGAACACGAAGTCCGCCTTCATACGTGCAGTCATAAGCGCCTGACGCGCCGCTAAGTCTTGACTCAAGGTTTCACCTCCTTCTCTTGCTGCATGGCTCTCACGGTCTTCTGGAGGGCCTTAATCCATTCGTCGCCTTTCAGTCCGATGGCGATAAGACGCTTAGCATCTCGTTCGTCAAGTTCGGCGTAACCATCAATGACGCATCGACCGTCAGTCTGGACTGCTCCACTGGTGGGTTTGACTCGGATGCGCAGCCGCTTGTTATCGCGGTTAAGGTCAGCAATAATCCTATCAGTAGAGCCTTCCAGCGCGGACATCTTGTCTTGCCACTCTGCTGACACTTTGTTGATTTCACCTTGGACAGCAGCCCGTTGATTCTCTCGTGCCTCAAGTTTCGTGATGTACTCATTGCTTACCTTCGCCTCCCACTTATTGTCTGCCACCCAGTAACCTGAGCAGAACAGAAGTCCTGCCACCAGCCAAGGGGCGCATCTACGTAAAAGTTCGAGCATAGTTGCCCTCCTCGTTTCTCAGAATCCACGTAGCGTCGCCGCCCGTAGTGTGTGTTAATCATAAAGGCCACTACATATAGGGGTAATGACCTTGAGTCTAACACTTACTGCACACCATACCCGGTGTCATTATCCTCTGTAGCCGAGAGTACCTTATCATACTCCCTGTTCAGCGCCTCCATGTCAGCTAACTGTTTCTCATCCACAGATACCTTGCTGAGTACAAAGTTGTGGCGAGCCAGCAGTTTCTCGATGGCGTTGTAAAGCTGAGGTGAGCGCTTTGTGTCATCCCGCAGGTCTTGCAGCATGAGTCGAGCGCGCTCAGTGTCCAGCATTAACAGGAACTTCTCTAAGTCCATCTGCGTCATGTCTTACCTCCACTCTTAATCGTCTTGTAAATCAGTACGCCAATCTGCACCACAGTATACGCGATGGCAGCGACGTAGAACCATTCGTTGAGTGTTAACCCAAAGAAGAACCGACTGGCACCATCAGCCGCAGCGGTCCCGACGATAGGTGAGGCTTTGAGGACCTCATTCTTGAAGTCGAACTCAATCATAATACCTCCGTTGTTAAACGGGTCGTCCTTGACCCAAAGTTATCGGTTAGAAAGCACCGAAGGAAGACTCGGAGTTTCCGAACCAGTCAGATCCTTCAAGCTCAATGTTCCAGTAACCAGTTGGTGCAGTACCCGGCCACGTAAGGGTGAACAGGAAGTAGATACCCCCTCTCCACGAAATGTCAGACGCTGAGCTGTTCTGAGGATGAAGTCCTCCATTGAAGTCATAGATATTCTCCAGAGGCATATTCGTACCATCCTGACCCGCAGCCCTGACCACAGACTGCTTAGCCGTTGCGAGCTGAGCTGTAAGGGTAGGATAGGAGGCTTCCGCCAGTGTTGACTTCAGCACCTTACCAGTCCAAGTCAGGCCAGACGAACCGTTCTTGTAAACGAGGAACTCAATGTACGTTCCCTTCTCGTCTGTGATTCTGAGAGTGGCAGGGATAGTGTTGTAGAAGTATGGTGTCGGAAGGCACCGAACCCCCGGACCAGTCCCTAAAACGCTTTGTGGCACTCGCATATGGAAGGAACTCAGTGTGGTAGCCTGAGGCAGGTTGTTCCCCTGTCCAGATGGACTTGGCAGCTTGCGGGTATGCACAACCTTATAGCGCCGCTCCTCGTCCTGACCCCACATCTGCTCAGTCGACAATCCAAGCGGGATGGGCTGAATAGTCAGACTGTTGATGAAAGACTCAGTGGGATCTGTTCCGTCCAGAGCCTTGAAGAACGTCAGAGTATGCCAACCACGCCCAATGACTCGACCGATGAACTTACGGGAGCCAGAAGCACCTGAGAAGTCATTAGGTGACTTAGGGGTTCGCTCAAGGGACATACCGAAGGAGTGAGGCTGGTCGTCAGCGTACTGGTAGTACGGCTGAGCGTTGTTGTTCCACCAGCGACTATTGGTCATGATGACGTTCATCTTCCCTAAGAACTTACCGTAGATGTGCGCGGCCTCAGCATCCAGATAGAAACTGAAGGTAGTGACCACTCGTGTGCTTCCCGGAAGACGACCAGTTATCTTAGTACGGGTGAACGCTCCGTCAGAACGGAAGGCTCCAATGTTCCCCATAGCATCACACCAGCCAACTCGGTCTGACATCATCCCGGTCCATACGGTAATCTCATTAACCACCGGACGGTAGGTATCCAGAAGTCCGCCAGCCATGAGCATGGAAGCCAGTTTCTCTCCGTGAATCGCGTAGCCCATAGAGTTGTAGTGGGTCCCATCAGACTGCACGGCAGCGTAATGACGATAGAACATTACCTCATGCGCGTCAAAGATTGGACAGCCATATACACGGGCAACCATCTGTAAACGCTTGGCCCAGTGCAGCCACCTTGGGTTCCCAGCTCCCTGACCACCGCCTGAAGGACGTTGAACAACAACAGCACAGCCCCAGTCGATGTAGCGACGAATCAGCTTCTCCATGTACTCCATGTAAATATCAAGAGTCGCACCAGCAACGCCACCCGAGTCGTTAATCGCGTACATGATGAACACGATGTCACAGTTCGGGTTTGTCTGCCATTCAGCCTGCTCATACGCCTGCTTAGCTGTGTGACCGGAGATTGCTCGCATAACAACCGTTGATGTGCAGCCGGACTGCTCAGCTAGGTAAGACGCAAAGCGGTACGGGTAGTTCATAGACGCACGGGTCGCCCAGTCCCCATCCTGAGGTGGGATAACGTCAGAGGACGTCCGGTCGAAACCAGCAGTCATTGAGTCGCCCAAGAAGCAGGACTTGATGGACCCACGGTTGTGGACCTGATAGTCTACCCAAGCCAGCTTAGCCATGTTCTTCGCACGGTAAGACGCAGAGTCAGACTGGACGAGCCACTGCTCAACGGTACGACCATCTGAGGCTTTTACCATAGAGGCACCGCCAGTACCAGCCAGTTGTCCGCGTAAAGTCGCATCAGTTACGTCAATCCATTTACCCTTGCCGATACCGCCAGCAGACGTTGGGGTAGAACCAGCGGGTACTACCTTAGGCAGAGTACCTTCCCAGCGCCAGTGGGTCGTTGCGGTTCCTGACCCGTACTGGAGCACATCGTTCTGAATACGCACAGTACCGCCGTTCTCGAATGAGCCTACAGGAGTGTAACCATTCTTACCCAAAAGGATAATCTGATTCAGGATGTCCTGAGCGTCCTTACCAGCCTCTACTGCTTGGTCCGCGTACTGCTTGGCTAAGCCTGTAGACTGGTCGCGACCTTCTTCAGCGATGTGAATGGCCTGAAGCTCTGAGTTAGTCAGGTCTGTAGCCGTAAGGACAGAGCCGTCGCGAAAATCGACCAGAAGGTCTGTAGATGTGAAGCGGTGAATCTGAAGGATGTCGAACCCGGCCTGAGACGTGAGGATTTCGATAGTGGTAGGATTCAGGAACAGATAGTCATTACCAGCAGTCAGAACTCGGTTAAGGGCCGCATCGTTACTGTTGACCAAAGTCACCACTACGAACGGTCGCGCCAGATAGTCGAAGTTAATCTTATATTGAGTCTGACCAGCAGGGAACTGAGTCAAAGTGGTGTTAGCCATTGGGCCTCCTTAAGTGTTGAATTAAATGGGAGCCTATGGTAGCACTCCCGTTTCCTATAGTGATAGTTTAGTCCTTGATGTGAATGCCTTGTTCCTCAAAGGTTCCCAACAGGAGCTTCTGAGTAATAGGGTCGTTCGGGACCAGCTCTCGGAAAGTGTTATACATCCCGGTCATATAGTCCCGTTCGTTCACGCGGGTATCTGCCTTCAGGTATCCAGCCAAGTTGTAGGCCGAAGCCCCAACGTTAGCGGCGTAGCCGAAAGCCGGAACCTGCTCAAGGAAGTTCCCAACCACATTCATCACCGGGTCACTCTTCGCAGCGCCATAGGTAATAGCACGTTCAGGTTTCTCGGTAGGTGAGCGTGGAAGGATGGACGAGCGGAGCATCTTAGTGTCCTCATAACCAGCGATTCCACCCAGAATGTTGGCGACCCCCAGAGGACCACCTAAGTGGGAGCTACGGGACAGAGCCGCATAACCAATCATTGTCGGGTTAAGGGCTTGCTTCAGATACTCTCGGTCACGACCATCCTGCATAGCGTAAGCCTTGATGTGAGCCTGAGCCATGTAGTACATTCCAGCCAGACCCATAGACATAACCGTTGACAGCGCAGCGTCCATCGCTCGGTTGTTCTTGGTGGCATTGTAGAAGGTACGCATGGTTCGACCGTTGATGGACTTGATGACGAAGTTCTTAAACTGCAAGACAGTCTTCGCCAGAGGTCCATACGCCTTGGCATCCATGTTGCTCAGCTTGTGCGGACGGAGCAGGGTCTCGTCAGCGATGGCATCACCCATACGCCAGAGGTCCATAGCCCTTGGGTCCTGACTGAACGCCTTCTTATCCTTAATGGTGTACTTCCCGTCTGGACCACGAGTCACTGACTCACGGATGAGGGACTTAATGCCCCTCCACTGCTCGTCCGAAATACCAGCGGTCTTCAACCAGCGGTCATCAAACTTACGCTTACTTCCGGTCAGGCTGTGCTCCACGATGTCAGACAGGAAGCCTTGACGTCCAGCATCCAGCAGGTAGTTAGTCGTCCCGTTCAGGACCTTCGTAAACGGAGAGCGGACCGCAAGTTCCCCAGTGTAATACTTGGCAGAACCTAAAGCGGTAGCTACTGGTTTACTCAGGTCGCTGTACGCCCGCAGGCGGTCGATGACATCCTGTTTGGACGGACGGATTGAGTCGTCAAGCTCCTTACCGAAGACAACGTTGTGAAGTTCCTTAATCTCCGAGGCTCCCATCTTCTTACTACGGAAGGCGAGGTCACGGAAGATAGGAATACCATGCAGCATCGCACGGACGTTACCACGGGCCAGCATACCGCCAATCTCCGTCAAGTTCTGTACCCCCATATAGGCGTTCTTGGCGAAGAAGGACAGGTCTGTCATGGTGCGCATCACAGTAGAGAAGGCCGCATCGTCTGCACCATCACGTCGAGCACGACCAGTCAGAATCTTCAGGGTGTCACGCAATGTAGAGACTTCACCCTTCAGCTTACCGTCATCACCCGCACGGTTCATCAGGGTCTCTACGGCGTCCTTCATCTCCTTCGTGGTCTTCCCTGTTCCTGCCATGATAGCAATGTCCCCATTGACTCGACGGTTGTACGCCGGGACAATCTTATCCATGTCCCACTCACGGAGACTGTTCACATTGAACGGTTGACCGTTTGGCAGGATGATAGCCATATCGCTATCGAACAGGTTACGGGCCTCAAGGAAGTTGTTGTTCTCCAGACCCACCAGACCGTTGATGTTCTCTTCCATGACAGACGAGCGCTCGAATAGGTCGGTGTGAGAGATACCGTAAGCCTTATCATTGGCGTACTTATCCACCGCAGCCGCAAGTCCTTCTGGGGTCAGATTAGGGTCAGCTTCCATCAGGGCCTCATCCACCCGCGCTTTGACCTCAGGTCTTGACGCATAGCTCGTGAGCCACGACTTCTTGATTGCTTCTTGCAGCGCCTCAGGGCTTCCAAGCTCCTTGATGTACAGCTCCTTCATCTGGTTGCTGTAGACGTGAGGAACGTATGTCCCCTTGAAGCGGCTGCCGGGGAAGATGGACTTAGCGTCCACCCGACCGAACATCGCAGGGTTCTCCATCATCTCACGCTTAGCGTCGAACTGGTTCTTCAGCAGGTCGTAGACCTTCAGTTCGCCCGGAGTCAGCTCAGACTTCAGGTTCCCACTTCCGTCCTCGATAGCCAGAGCTACACGCTGGTAGATGTCCTGACGGAAAGCACCAGTGTCACGGTTGAAGTTGGTCTGGAAGTACGGGTCCTTCAGGGCCTCAGTCACCGCATCGTCGATGTCGTTGTAGAACCGATGGTCCACTGCACGAAGTCGCTCGAACACGTCTGACGCTGTAGTCCCAATCTTCCCGCTCGCACCTGACTGCATACCTGTAGGGGAACGCACCAAGTCAGCGGCAAGTCCGCGAATCTCAGGGTTCTCAGACCTCAAGAGCTTCAAGCCAATCTCGGTAAGTCCACCAAGGTTTACACCAGCAGCAGCACGTTCAGGCTCAATCACCTCGTCGAAGACTTGACGTGTCTTAGGGTTCAGCGGGTTCTCGCCAATCAGGATTGAACCATCTTCCAGTCGCACACTTCCCGGCTCGTTAGGAACGTCAGCAAACTTAACGCCTTGGTGACTGAAGGTCTCCTCTCCTTCACGGATTGGTAGACGCGACAGGTCCTGACCATCAACGTTGCGAGCAGTCTCACGTGCCTCAAGACGTGTAGCTGGACCAGCGAACTCATTGGTTGACTTTCCAAGAACCTTGCCAAGAGCGTCCCCGATAGCAGTCATGCCACCACCGAAGAGAGCACCGCCCATAATTGCCTCGGCAACGTGAGCATCGCCACCAGCAACAGAGGTACGAGCAATCTCAGACGCGCCAGCCAACGCACCAGACTGAGCAGCCACGGTGAACATCTTGTTGACCAGCTTCCCACCTTTACCTACCTGTCCGGCAATAGGAACATAGGTCAGTGGGTCCACGCCAGCACCAATCACACCAGCCGCCAGTTGAGCGCCAGTCCCGGCCTTAGCCTTCTCAGCGTCTAACTTCTGGTTCTCCAGCGCCAAGTTAATCAGCTCGGTCAGATTCTGAGGCGAACCACCAGTGATGACTCCGTAATACTGAGGAAGTACCCCAGCGTCACGAATCTGGTCTAACTCCTCGCGGGACCACTTGTGGTTATTCCAGCGGGTAGGGTTAAACACATCGCCAATGACATCGAGTGAGTCCTCAGTCTGACCAGCGCGGACAGCCACGCCAACCAGAGAGTTCTTCACTTCAGCCTCAGCAGCTCCACCGAAGCCGAACCATGTAGAGCGGTCAGCTCTTTGGTCCAGCGTCTCGCCAGTTGACTTATAGAACATCTCTCCGAAAGACTCGTTAGGAGCCTCAGGTTCCTGACCTTCGATGTTCATACCAGTAACGCCCGGAAGGTTCTCTCCCAGAGCGACTTTAGGTTTAGACTTCAAGCCCTCCGTGAGAGCGTCGAAGACGTTAGCGCTTACTGGTGGGGTCTTTGGGGTGATGCCTCCCGAACCACTTAAGGCGCGAGAGACTCCGAGCTTGTAGACCTCAGGGTCATACCGGGAACCAGTCTCGTGGTAGCCGATAGCCTCAGACAGAGAGGCGAGAACATCAGGGTTCGTCAAGTCGATACTTTGGGTCGCTGGAATGCCAGTAGCAGCCACAACAGAGTTGATGTAAGACTGAGTGTCGTTCTCGCTAGGTGGTGCCCATCGGTTGATAATCTTCTCGATTGAGTCGTAGCCTTGGCGACCGTAGGACATCAGGTTCTTCGCCAGAGCGCGGACGCCAGAGTCAGGAGTGTCGAACGTTACGAAAGACCCATCGTCTCCTGTAGCTCCTTCCCACTGGTCTTTGGAAACACGAATGTTCCCGATGTTATTGTTGCGAATACCACGAGTCGCCATTGTTATTACTCCTTACCGATTAAGGTGTTTGCGATACCCTCCAGCGAGACATCACCGTACAGACCACCGCGTTTCTGGATGTTACCTTCACGTTCGGCCCGACGCTTATCGCCAGCCGCTTTAGTCTCGACAATGCGAGCGCGGGTGTTGGCTTTACGTTCAGCTTCAGCGTAGGCTTTATCCTCGGCTTGTTTCTGCTGTTCACGGTACAGTTTACCCACCAGTTCCTTATCGTAACGAATACGAATTGTCCCAGTGGCGTCTTGCAGGAAGACCGAGCCGTTCTGCTCAACTACAGAGAGCTGAGAGTTCACGACCCAAGGGTTAGTCTTGATGAGTTGCTTGCGAGCTGTGTCGATAATGTCTCGACCCACCTGCCACGACTCAGGGTTATCCCCGACCATAAGTTGATGTTTGGACACCATGCCGATGGACTTACCGTCCTGACCATCATCATTGAAAGTCACAGTGTTCTCGTTCAGCCACTTCTGAGTGTTCTGGGTAGCTGCATCGGCGTTACCTGTGCGGTAATACCATGAGTCCCATACCTTACGAGCACTTGCGTCCAGACTCGTCGGTAGACGCGAGAGGTCCTTGTTCTTCGAGTCATTCTTCAGCTCCTGCCACGCCTTGTCAGACTCAATGCGCATCTCACGGGACTGACTTGCAGCCTGTTTGTCAGCGTCAATCATGGTCTGAGGGTCCAGACCCATCTTGTCCATCTGCTCGAAAGTAGTGAACAATTGGGCCTGCTCAGGGTAGAGGGCCGCGAAGCTGGAAGGGTCCTGAGTGTAGACCTTACGCAGGGCCTCGAAGCGCTGCATCTTGTCTGGGTCGTATTGACCACGGATAACCGCAGCTTGCCACTCACCAGCAGCATCCTGAGTCAGCGTCTGGAAGGCATTACGGAACGGTCCATTGTTGGTGTCAGCCCGCAGCAGTGCCACCTTCTGAGCATCCTTCGCAGCTTGCGGGATGTCCATCTGGTCAATCTGCTGTAGTTTACCCATAGCGTAGTTGTTCATGTCCGAACGCTTGAACTCACCAGTGGCCTCGGAGACCGGGAGGTCCTCATAGTTGGTGGACACGTTGTCCCCAGCCAGTCGTCGCTGATATACTTGGTCGATGACCAACTGCTTATTCTGCGTCTGGATGAGCTTAGTGTTCTCCTTAGCCTGATCAGCGGACTTGCGCTTAACGGACTCTAAGAGGCTTGCCTCGGCATTAATGAGCAACTGACGTTGTGGTGTCATCTCCTCACCCGGCTGAAGCTGGTTGTTTTGAGCCTTGAGTTTCTGGATTTGGGCCAGACCAATGGTCGGGTCATCCTGAAGCAGGGCAGACTGAACGCCCAGCGACAAGTCTTCCTGATACTTAGCTACCAGCTTGTACTCGGTGCCTTGAGCCTCAACCACGGCAGCATTGAAGACCTCAGGTCCCACAATCTCCTCGACCGTGGCGTCAACTCCGTTAAGAGTGATACGTTCTTGTCGAATCTGCTGTAGGAAGTTAGCCCCACCAGACTTCTGGATTGCGTCCCGTACCGTCTGAGAGATGACTTCGGTAGCCCTTTGGTCAGACGGAATGGCGGCAGTGGTCAGTCCATCACGGAGGTAGGCCATGAACGACTTGCCAGCCTCAGGTGAACGCATCAGGTCCCCATCGTTCAGGAACGAGTTCAGCTCGACACGGGTGTTCAGCATAGCTGTATTCTCGGACTGCTTAGAGAAATACTTATTGAACGACCCATAGATGGCTACGTTTCGGTCCGTGATGTCTGCGTTAAATCCACGCTGGAAGTGCTCATCATTGGGGTTAATACCAGCCTCGTCAGCATAAGACTTAGCGGCATCCTGAAGTCGCTGGTGGCGGTACTCCTCCATTTCCTGACGGGTGCGGAACTCACCGTTTTGAATCTTGACGTTAATCTCGTCGTCTACCGCATAGGCAGCGTTTCGACCTGTCTTGACCTTCAGTGCCTCCATTGCATACGGGTCGTCCTGATACAGCAGAGTACCATTCTGGATAGCCTCACGCCTTTGCTGGGGAGTCAGCTTACGGATAATCTCGTTAGACCGCTCGTCCCCAAGGTTCTTGGACTTCTCTTGGAACTGCTTGTACAGACCTGTACCCGACTCAACGAAGTTAGTTAGCGCACGGGCAAGACCAGAGTCACCAGTCTGCCTCTGAATGTTCGCCGCCTGATAGTCTACACTGATAGCTTTACCCGGAGCGCGACCACGGCCCATAGTCCGGTTAGCTAAAGCTGATTCGATATTACTAGCCATTGGTCCTCCTGTTAGCTATGACCTGTAGGTGTGCCTTTAGCGGCACTAATTGGAGCTGCACCGCCTGACGGCTTGGACCCAGCGAGAGACTCGCCAGCCATGTAGCCCTGCATACCAGCAGATGTGACGTTAAGTGCGTGAGCCAGAGGGCTGGTCTTGATGATTTTAGCCTGACCCTTGATGGCAGACTTGGTGTTCTCAATGTTGGCAATACGGTTCCCGAAGATAGCCGCATAGTCGCGGTTGTAGCTTTCGGTGATGCCAGCACGTTCCTTCACGGTGTCGCCTTCCACTGAGCGCTCAATGCGGTTCATGGAGTTACCTTCCAGACCAGACTCAGCCACTGCTGCACGGACCATGCCCTGATTACGAATACCGTTCAGAGTCGTCTCGGTCAGTTCAGCGACCTGCTGTTCCTTAAGGTCTCGCTCCTGCATCTTCAGGTTGGCGTCAGAGTAGTTCATCTGCTTAATCATCTCCTGAGCCTGTCGGTTCTGAGCGTCAATAGCAGCACCCTCAGCCTTTGCCTGTTGGGATGCGGACATAGTGGCCCCGGCTACAGCCATGATACCCATGCCGATACTTACGGGTTCGCACATACGTCCTCCTTAGAGATTGTGAATAATTGAAAACGCTCACCTGTTACCGGACTGATAGTCACCTCAGGGTGAAACTTAGCGCCCAGCAACCGCAAGAATCTAATGTGAGACTTATTGCCTGACCACACGTAGTTCCAGATGGTCCCGTATTGGTCTAACATTAAGTCCCTGTACTCAGAGATGCGCTGAATGAACTCCCGCTTGTCTTTCGGTCTTAACCGTTCGACAAGACTTGAAGTCAGGAACCACACGTTATCTCCTTGGTTCCCTCCATAGGCAAACACTTCGCCTACGCCATTCGTCAAAACCACAGATGACGGAGTGAGGTGACTGAGCATTCTGTCGGTCAGACCTTTGGTCGACCCGAAGTTTGCCCTGCACTCGTTAACGTCATCCTGTGAGAGATGTCCCAATAGGTAGTGAACATCTGGTTCAGTAGCCTTACGAATATACATAAAGTCTCCTATAACTTAAAGGGCCTATAGTCCCTATAGTGATAGTTAAGGTGAAACTATAGGCCATTCAATTAGTTAGATAGCTTTGGCTTTACGGGCATATGAAGCCTCCCAGCCACAACCAACGATGGACACTGGGGTCGGATAGTCTGACTCAAGGATTAACCGAGTGTGCAGAGCATCTCCGTTCATTGGGAACCTGAACTGACCGTCACCAATGTTTACCTGACCGATGTCCTGTAGGCCCAGCTTGTAGCCGTTCAGCGTGTTCAGGAACTCACGGTGCTGGTTGACGACCCGCATCACCAGAGCGCCAGTTCGCTGATAGTTCACCCAAGCGCGGCGAAGCTGAAGTCGACCGGAGTCTTCCGTCACCGTCCCGTTCTGGTCTTCATACTTAATGAGGAACCGAGAGAAGGCGTAGGTGAACTTATAGACGCGACCAAGGAACACGGTCTTGCCTGACCAGTCTCCCTTCACAGTCACCCACCGAGTGCTGGACCATACGGTATCCGGCAGGTGGACGAATCGCCCACTGGAGTCTACCATGACGTACTTCCCTGCTGGCGGAAAGACTCCACCATAAGCAGCGCCAACGTCGAAGGACGAGGTGTATGTGTTAGGGTTGAATGCGTTAGTCGGGATTACCATAGTGGTTTTGCCATCAAGATGCAGGCGGTAGGGTTCGCCAGCGATGTCCACAGTCTCCTTGATGAACTCCAGCTTCTCCAAGTCCACGCCATAGCCATGCTTACGCACGATGTACATAGCGGACCCGATACAGGCTGAGGCCATAATCTGCTCGCCCTGCTCCAGCTCCCAGTGTGACCACGAGGCTTGAAGCTGTACGCCATCCTTGAAGAGGAACTTGTAGATGAACAGCTTGTTCGGAGCGCCTTCAGTCGACACGGTGATGAAGTTCTCGGTAGAGGACCCTTGGATGTCGAATACTCCATTAGGAATGTAGGACAACACATGCCCGGTCGTATCGTCTGCGTCCTTCACGTCCGTAACGTCAGCCACCGCAAAGTAACGGTTAATGCTGGTGAACGAGCCGCGAGGGGCAGCGAAGAAGACTGAACGTCCAATGGCGAACGGTCGCGCATTATCACTAACAGCGAACTCAGAGCCTACATCTAGTTGGATGGACTTGGCGGTCAGTACCCCGGAGCTGGTCATCACGAACTGCACCTCGTCAGACCACAGTAGTAGCTGTTCTGCGAATGGCACAGCATACTTCAGGATGGAGATTCGAGGGTGACTCACAGCCACGTCAATCGGGTCATCATCACTGAGGGTCGCCACGCTCTTAGGGAAGAACGCAAAGTATCCAGCGGACCGGGACATAATGACGTTCTCACCGGAGAGGAACCCTAGTCGGTTACGATAGAAGAACACATCGTTAATCGTAGAGTTCACGAAGCTCGGCATCGGGTTGGTTTCATCGTTACCAGCTCCACGCTCAGTCCAGTCTAGGGTCTGGAACGTAAAGTTCCCATCTGCCTGTCTGACCAGAGCATGTGGCATGGTCGACGCATCGAAACCAGTTATGGTCCCCGGCTCCACGGTCTCTCGCCAAGTCTTCTTCGCGGAGTCATACTTCACGAAATACTCATCGGCTGAGCTGTTGGTCTCACCTTGGATACGGATGATGTAGCCTTCAGGTGCTGCCAGAGGTAGCTTACTGATAGTCTGCACAGTATCCAGTACCGCATTGATGAGCTGGTTGGCATAACCATCCTCAGTCTCCACCGAGTTGATGTTGGTTCCTGATGGAGCTTTAATCTCGATGTAGCCAGACCCAAGGGTGAACGTGTAGTTCGGATAGGCCACGACAAGCAGGTCCACTAACGCCTTGCCGATAGCCTGAGCGTCGACTTTAGGTGGGTCTTTCTCAGCATCGTTGCCCGGAGGAAGCTGGTGCTCGACCTTTGTCCCACCATTAATACCTACCTTCAGCAATCTACCGTACTGACCACCACGAAGGTTAATCAAAGCTCGGTTCTTCATGTTGTAAGTAGGGTTTGCCTTAGTTGTCCCCTGAGCCACCACAGTGCGGCGATTCACTACGAACGTGTAGTCAGCTACTGTAATGACCCGGATGTCGTCACGTGGCTTGGAAGTGTTCACGTAGTCAGTGGCCCCTGAGACAGCGTACTGGTTCCCCTCAAGGTCAAAGACCATGATTTCCTTTCCTGTGAAGACGATGTAATACTGCTCGTTCTCGTCCCTGTTAATCAGGTGGAACTTAGCGTTGTTCGGGATGACCCAGTTCACGGCTGAAAGTCTTTTCTTCCAGACGGTCGGTGGTCGCTTCTGAAGCCCGTCACTCTCGGATGACCAGCCGTTAATCTGCTGCTCACCTTGGTCAGAGAACCTCAGGATGTCCGGCTGTTGGCTAATGCCACCCTTCAGGTTCTTGATTGATTGCGTGTAAAGTGGCATATCACCTCCTATTAGTCTCGACCGATGTCAGACATCATGTTGTAGCGCCCGGTGTCCATCTCGTACTCCATCACCTGCTGGTACAGCTCTGCTTCCTGCTCCCGCAGATAGGCTTCAGACTCTGGGCTTCCGAAGAACTTAGCGTTGAACTCACGGCTTGCCTTGGTAACGATGTAGTCCCGGAAGACCACGGGCATCTCTGAGAATGGTTTCATCTCCACCAGCTCAACTGTAATCGGTCCAGTGAAGGTTGTCGACTGAGTGCTGAGGTCATAGAGATAGCCACCCATGTTACTGTAGTAGCTGGTCGCACCAGCAGTCATGACCCGGAGGTAGGACGGGAGGAATCGAATCCTTTGGTCTTGGACATCCGGTGTTAGGACAGCGGCCTCGTTGATGTTAAAGTTCCAGCCTTTAGCTTGGACCTGACGATTGACTCGATGCAGGATGCGCTGAGCGTTCGATACGTCTGCGTTACCTTCATCAAGCTGTAGGACTGCTGGTTCACCGATAGCAGCCAGCATATCGTTAACAGCATCCAAGTCATCATTAGCGTTGAGCGGAATGTATTGAGCCATAGGCCCTCCTTAAGCAAAAAACCCCTCAAGCACCCGAAGGCACCCAAGGGGTTTCAATTAGTTTGTGAAAGATACGTTGAAGGAACGCACAGGCGTACCGTCATACCCAACAATCACCAGACCTTCCACGCCAGAGGTGGCCTTGAAGTAGAGACTGTTGGTTCTACGGGAGTAGCTAACACCATCAGGCGTAGTCACCTCAAGCAGCGACCAATCGGTCACGTCTGAAAGCTCAGGGAAGTCAACCTTCAAGCTGGTTCCCACCGTAGAACTGTATGTCTCTAAGGTAGGACCCTCTGTAGAGAGGGCCTTAAAGGTCGTTAACCCGCTGACGCCGCTGTGAAAACCAGTGCGCCTGCCGCTTCTGGACGCAGACCACCGTGACCCATAGCGTACTTACCGACAATCAGGTCGCCCTGAGCATCGACGTCGCGGTCACGTTCCAGCGCCAAGTCGCGCAGCTTAACAGTACCGACAGCAGAACGGTGAGAGAACAGACCCACAACGTTGTCCAGAGCAACCTTAACGGTAGAGCTGGAGGTAGCCGGGAATGCGTGTTTCTGACCGGAAGCAATGGAGATACCATCGTCACCACGGGTTTCGCCAGCACCACCCTGAGTCAGGTGAGGAACTTCTACCACAACGAAGCCCATTACGTTACGGATGTTGCCCGTCTCAGGGTCAATCAGCGCAGCGTAGTTAGCAGCGTTAGGCATCAGAGCCGCCAGAATCGCGGAGTAGTTGTCAGGCGTAGTATAGAAGTAGCGGTCGCCAGCAGGCACGTAGTTGGCAGTCAGCTTAGCACGCGCGATGGTCAGTTGACCGATGATCGCTTCACCCAGCTTGGCTGGAGTGTTCAGGTCGGCTTTAGTACCAACTTCCAGAACGGACGCCTTACCCAGACCAGCGATGTTCTCGTCGGATGCAGCCGGGAGGTTACACAGAATCGCCATCTCAGCCAGTACCGCGCCATCAGCAGCGATAGCCAGAGCCTCGCCGAGCTGGTTGGAATACTCGCCAGCCACGTCATAGTGGTTCATGGCGTCTTCGATGTCGAAAATCATCACGTCAGCGGTCAGCAGACCATCAATGGTGATAACCTTCTCAGTGTGTTTAATACCCTTGCGCTTATCGCTCAGGCGCTCACCGGGAGCAAGATACACACCGGAGGTGCGACCCATTACCGGGAACTGTGCGGACTTACCGTTCTGAATGGTGCGGACAATATGTTTGTCAGCGGTAACAGAGCGGCGAGTGAAAGCTGTCAGGACTTCACCAGCGAAGACCTTAAGGAACAGTGCGAGCTGGTCTGCACTAGATTTGCCCTTACCTTGGTCTGCACCAATTTTCTGACCCGGAACGTTTGCCATATGATAATTCTCCTATTCGAATGAAAGAAATAAAGTTTAGTTACTTCGCTATGCCCAATCCGTATGGACTGAAGTTACAGGGAAACCTTGAGTCATACTCTTGGTCTCCCTATAGTGATAGTTTAGTCCTCTTACAGACTAGACGCTGCAACCTTAGCGCGTACCTCCATTGTGTACTTCGCGTCACGCAGGTAGCGCGGGTCACTCATCGCCTTGACCATATCGGCCTTGGAGCTGAAACCTTCGGTCTGGACCTTAGGTGCGGATACCGCTGGCTTACCTTGAGTAGTCAAGGTTCGCTGAGGCGCAACGCCACGGGTCTTACCGAGGTTACGACCAGCCAGATTCAGGATGGCCTTAGCGGTCGCAAGGTCCTTACGGATGATTGCAGACTCAAGGGCTTCCTTGGTTGACTTATCGTTCGCCTCAAGGTGTGACAGGATTCGGTTAAACTGCTCAGCCCCACCAGCGTAGCGAACCACACCAGCAGCATACTGCTCAGCCAGAGCTTCCTGACCACGGACGAACGAGTCGACGAAACGCTTTGTGTAACCAGCTTCAGCCAGCTTAGCATAGGATGCCTCGGACAGCTCACCTTTAGAGGCGTATTCGGCCTTAATCGCGGTGATGTCATCAGCAGTGACCTTGCCAGCTTCTACAGCCGCAGACACCATGTCGTCGAATGCAGCTTCGTTCTCGTTCAGAGCGGTGACACTTTCGGTCAGCTCTTTAGGAGTTTCGCCCAGCTCGACAAACTCTTGGTCCTCACCTTCGGTATCAGACTCATCGTCGTTACCTTCAGTATCATCACCTTCAGTCTCGTCGACGTTTTCGTCTTCTTCGGTAGTCGAGTCGTCCTCGTCTTCCAGTTGCTTGAAGGTGATGGCATCGTCGCCATCGCGAACTGCTACGTCCTGTTCAAGCATAGACCGCTGGTGTTCGTTCAGGTCCTCAACGGAGCCAGTGATTGCATTAGGGCTAACGCCGAACTCGGCATAAACTGATTGGGACATTGAGTCGTTCTCCTTTGGTAGTTAATAGGTGACGGGACAGAGTATGGTAGCTCCCAGTGGCACACTCGCGGTGAATGTGTGTCCCGTTGTTCCTATAGTGATAGTTAAGCCTGAGCCATATCCTCACCAGCCCCTTGACCAACAGCAGCGCCCATGTTAGCACCAGCAGCACCAGCACCTTGGACTACTGCATTTTGAGACGACTGCTCAGCCATGCGCTGAATCTTCTCGTCCTGCGTCAGGAGTAGACCGGATGTGTCGATGCCCAGAGCGTTTAGAAGTCGCAGCTTAAGAGTAGGCAAGTTAATGTCCGGGTCCTGAGCCAGAGGCTGAAGTCCAGTCATCATGTTCACCGCCTGAGTCAGCTTCTCCAAGTCCTGACCACGCCCCAACGCTTCCAGACCAGTGGAGACCGTAGGCTCTACCGCTTCTTTCGGAAGGTCAGGAATCATGCCAGCGGACTGAAGCTGGTTCAACAGCACACGGACCAGAGGTAACTGCATCTCCTGAGACTGCACAGAGTACACGCCACCTAAGGTCGCCTCCAGTTCGCCAGCAACATAACGAATCTCTTCAGCAGTTACCCGCTCAGCATTACGCTGAACAGCGCTATTAAGAAGGAAGGCCCAGCCTAAACGTTGCTCGATAGCGTCAGCCACCGATTTAGCAATAGTAAAGTCCTGACCTTTCGTCAGTTGCAGGAAGTTGATGTCCTCTACTCGACCCGCCACGAACTCACCTGTAGCCGCCTTGTTCAGACGTCGAGGTTGCGTGATACCGTTCGGGTTAACGAGGCCCACCACTTTGGAGGCTACCTTAGCCATTTTGGTGATAGCTTCTGTAATCGTCTCCAGCGAGTTCAGGTCTCCCAGATATTCCTCGCAGTAAGAACGACCATAGTCTTCACCATCCAGTCGAACCATTCGTACCGGGATGTAAGGACAGGCATTCAGCGGGTAGGAACCATCGGTCCCTTTCACCTCTATGCCCTCCACTTCCTCATATCGCAGGTACTCATCGTCTTGACGATAGATGTGCGTGTAGACTTCAAGCTCGGTGTCCGGCTCGTAGTCGTCAGCGTTTAGCTGAGACTTAACGTCTTCCGGCAGTGCGCTGTACGCCACCTTGTCTAGGGTGACAATCTGTAGAACGTTGCCGAACGCATCGCGCTGGACCACATAGGAGACCAGACGATACATGCGCATAGGACTGTAGGTCCCTTGCTCAGGTTCAGGAACGTACAGCAGACAGTTGCCTGCGACGATAAGTTGCTTAAGGGCCTCGAATAGCGGGACACGGAAACTGTTAGTCTCCATGTAGGCCATCAGGACACGTTCCACCATAGCCAGCCCCTCGTCAACACGGGCAGCAGCCTCAGAGTCTTGACTCAAGGCCTTTGCCTCATATTCAGAGACGGTAAGTCTCATCCACGGGGCTTGTGGGAACAGGGCCAGCATCAGCTTGGCAGCGAGGTTGTTCAGACAGCGAGCGCCCACCGCCTGCCACGGAGTCGTATACTCGGTTGAGGAGTTGTCAGACTCTTTCGGAAACAGCGACGGTATGGTGACAGCAGCGCAGTTCTGAGCACGGGTCTCATACGGCTGTCGTCCGTTCTTCAGTCGGTCATAGACCGCTTTGGCTCCTTCAGCAGCGAAGCCTTCACGTTCAGCCATTTGTCACCTCCTGCTTAAATTGAGATACCGCCACCGGATGTGCGAGAGACCTGAAGTCCACGCTTACCAGTTGCCTTGACCTTCTTCTTATCGGTCTCGGTCACATCGGTCTCAACGTCAGTCACTTGGTCCTGAGGCACTTCTACCGGAGCAGCAGCTACCTGAGCGTCCTGAGCTTTAGGCTGAGGAGCAGAGGGTCCCAGACCAACGGTATTCAGAGCACCACCGACAACTTTCTTAAAGGCTTTACTAATGGATTTACCCACGGTTAATCTCCTTGGTTGTAACGATGTCTACCGACCCAGAAACATGCTTGACACGGGAATACCAGCCAAGACCCCATCGCTTACACTCTTCGTCTATGATGTGTCTGACAGTCTCAAGAACCTTGCGGGAGGACTGCGAGTCACTACGAATAGCGAGGATGGAAAGGTCAAGACCGGGAGTCGGTCGGTGCCAAGATGCGGTAGCCAGCATGTACAAGTACGCTACTGGTGAACCTGAGACATCGTAGATTGTATACTCTTCGCCATCGAACTCATCAGCCATACGGTAAGTATGAGCCTTGAAGTCCTCAAACGACTTGAAGTTAGACTGTCCGTCTTCCCAGAGGCGATACGCAGCCATGAGGCGACCATCGCGTGAGTTGAGATATGGAAGCATGTCTTACCCCATGTTTACGCCGGAAGCTCGCATAGCGCGGCTAACGGACGACTTATCTTTAGGTGCAGACTCCTTCTTGACCTTCAGGTCTGAAATACCTTTGGTCTCCTTGGTGTCTGCGTCAGCCTCTGCCCCGATGTCGACACTGGCTACTTCCTCACTCAGAGGAGCAGGCTCAGGTGCAGCGGTAGAAGGCTTCGGAGTGCTAATCTTCGGACTGAAACACATAGTCCCTCCTTTAGTCGAACTGGATGTTGTCCTTCAGGTTCTGACGCTTAGCCAGCGCTGAGTCAACAGACTCCGAGGCATAGCCCAGACCAGCGATGAACCCAGCAATATAGGCATCACTATACCCAGCAGCCTTCAGGTCACGGATGGTCCCACAACGGGATACGTACCTCTCGTTAAACAGAACGTGAAGGAATTGGATAGCGGACTCGGAGAATGCAGGGACCTTAAGTCTCTCGTCGAGTTGCTGATTAACAATATCATCAATGGCTTTCAGGCCCATCTTAAAGTCTCCTCTTAAAGTATTAACTTAAGTTTATCTTATAGTCATAACTTAGGTCCTAAAGTCCCTATAGTGATAGTTTAGTGTTTCACCTATGGGTAGCTGTAGGTCGATAGGTTATGACTATCGGTTAAACTCAATGCTTAGGACGATTTGTCCCACTGAACGTGTACAGTAAGTAAAGGGCCAGAAGTCCGGCCCAATACACTACATGGAGGGTGTCCACAGAATGACCTCCTTGGACTTAGGGTCGTAGTCAGATGCGCGACAGATGCGAGCTACCTGAGCTTGGACCAGTAGTTCCTGTTCGGTCATCCCGGCTTTAGCAGCCAGAGTCACCATGCAGTCCCACAGCGTCTGGTCTTCGCGCTTCGGATACTTCTTCCACTCGACCTTGAGCTGACCTTTGTTCTTGCCAGTCTTCAGCTCGCGGGTCTCTTGTACGAAGTAGTACGGCTCGTCAAGGAAAGCACGGGTAGTGTCCTCACCGTACCCCGGAATACCGCCGTAGCCATCCGTCATGTCACCCTTGATGGTCTGCTCCATGTGCCAGTAGTCTGCCTCAGCAGTCGTGTGACTCAGGATTTCACCAGTGGTTAACCAGAAGAACTCACAGTTCGGGATAGTCTTGAAGTCCTTATCACAGGACACCAACACCGCATGGTCACAGCCAACAATCTGAGGTCGTGTACCAATGATGCCCATGCAGTCATCGCCCTCAAGCGTTGGCTTCAGGAAGCTGTTGAACCGTGGGTCAGCCATCACTTCAGCTACGAACTTCTTGTATCCTACAGGCTTGCGAGAACCTTTACGGTTGGCCTTATAGGTGGGCAGGACGTCCTTGCGCCAGTTGGCGTCATCGGTGAAGCACATCACAATCTTAGCGTCTTTCCACGCCTTGCGCTTCTTGACGATTTCAGCGATGGTGTTCTCAAGGATACGACGAGCCTTCTCGTGGTCGCAGATAAGGGTCCAGATGTCGTCGCCCCAGTCAGTCTCATCTTCAGCCGCAGCCATAGAGGAGAAGACCAGATAGTCGCCATCAAGCACCAGAGCAATCCTCTTGTCACTCATCCCGCAGACCTCCTTTAGCCATCGCTAAGGTTGCTCCTAGAAGAGGCTCCTCGTCTGGGCCGCACTTCTCGACAATGACGATGCAGTTAAATGGACGCCAAGTCTGGCCCCATCGTGTCTTCTCCACCAGCACCTGCTTCTCAGTCATCCGTGTGACGACACCGGAGTGAAGCGCCATTGTGCCACCTCGACCACCAGCTTCAGCGTAGACGAACTTGTCGCCCACTTCGATAGGTTGGCCCAGAAAATCCAAAGGTTGTTGACTCATAGACAGCCTCCATGTTGGTTCAGGAACTTGGTGCCAGCAGCGGTAATCTCCCACGCACCGTTGTTACGCCCGTCCATAGACAGGCAGCTCAGATGTCCACGACTCGCAGCCTCAGCCACCAGTGCAGCGTTGTTGCGCACATAGTTGGACTGAAAGGTCTTCGGGCAGGACTTAAGGGCCGCTAGTACCCGTAAGTATTCACTCATCGCTTGACCTCGAATCGCAGGTTTGATACTCCGAACTGGTCCTCACCAAAGGCGTCCACCAGCTCCTCCTTGATGGTCTTCTTGATGGCAATTTCAAGGGCAGACTCAGGGCCTGACTCGATTGCTGTTTTTACCAGAGCCAACTGAAGTCCATCCAGCTTCTCACCTTCAGCGTAGGCTTTAGTCATCTCAGCAAGCTGACGACACATGGTCTCTTCTTCCTTTGAGCTAACAACCATCTTCAGGTCAAAACTCACACGAATACGTTTAGTAATAGCCATTAGTGACACTCCTTCCACGTTGGTCCAATCTTCCCTTCGGTGTCAAGGACGCATTTAAAGTTATAGAACTCACCCACCTTACGCATGGCAAGTTGAGCAATCTTGACGACTTCTTCGGCAATCTCCTGAGTACGACACGCTATCTGCAATTCGTCGTGGACCCATGCCATGTATGCAAAGTCTCCTTCCCAGCCGTGGACATACCCGGCCTCTTCGAGCATACGCTCTGTCTCGACAATCCAGTGCTTACAGACCACCGCACCGTCACCCTGAAGTAAGGCGTTAAGTGCTGAGTGTGGGGACCGGATGTGGATGCGTCGACCGTCCAGACCTTTCAGCCAGCGGCGTTTCCACTTCACGATGTTCTCACCGTCTACCCATTTGGACTCAGAGATGAGCGTGTTCTGCACAGCCTCTCGCAGGTCCTTGATAGCTGGTGTACCTTCAATGAATTTCTTCATCAGGGCTGAACCTTCCTTCTTACCGCCGCCTACTATCAGTCCAATCTTCGCGGCCCCTGCACCATACAGGAACGCATAGATGAACGTCTTGGCGTTGTCACGGAAAGCATCGTGGTCGTGGTTAGACTTGTCGCGTGGGACGTTAGGAGCTAACCCGGCGTTTACCGCATTGGCCCAGTGGATGTCACCCTCGACCACAGTCTTCGCATATTCGCCACCATCGAACGGAGACGCACGGTTCCCCAGACAGCGTAGTTCAAGACCGGAGGCATCAACCCCAACCTGAATCCACGGTTCGTCCTTGCCATTGTTCTTGTTCCACTGAGCGCCAAAAGCACTTCGGCAGATTTCACCCCAAGGAGCACCGTTAGCCGGGACCTGAGCCATGTTAGGTGAACTATGTGTCGCACGTCCGGTTACAGCACCACACGGATTAATCGACCCGTGCATCCTTCCGTCAGGACCCACAAGTTTCAACCATGCGTTCTTGCCTTCAGCCGCCTGACCGATACGCTTCTGGACCACCAGATACTCACGGACCAGCTCTACGCAAGCCTGAGCCTCCGGGTCTGCCAGCTTAACGTGCTCCAGAGTTTCGTCGTCACACTTCGGCTTCCCTGTATCCGTGAACTCGGTAGGCTCCCAGCCTCGGTCCATCAGAACCTTAGCTAAGTGGTCTCCACTCCCCGGATTGAACTCAACGAAGGTAATTGGTGTGAACGGTGCACCTTCCATCGTATCTCGTGAGTCGCGTTCGCAAGGCTCCAGACCTAATCGCTGAGCTTTGTTCTTCGGCTTCTTGAAGATTGCCCCGACCTTAGGGTAAATGACTCGCGGGTACTTCGGTAGGTCTACCCCGGTGCGCGGGTGTTTGAAGAACTCCTTGCCACCCTTAGGTGAATACCAGCTACCGAAAGTCGACCGCAGTCTGTCCAGAAGCTCGGCACGTTTGATAGACAGCTCACGATATAAGCCTTCGACTATCTCCGAGTTCATCGGGTAGCCGTTACGTTCCATCTTGGCACAGGTCCACGCGGCATCGTGTTCGAGACGCAATGCGTACACAGCTTCAAGTCCGGCCTCAGGAGACCCAAAGTAGAACTTGTCAGTCAGGAACTTCTTGAACAAGGCCAAAGTGACCACAACGTCTTGGACGTTATAGTCCAGCATCTCTTGGCTTGGGAATAACCACTCGTCACCAGCCTTATATTCGATGCCTTCTGCCTTGCACTTGGCAATGTAATCGGTCTTGTACTCACCCTTCATCTCACCGAGACGGTAGCCCCACGCCTCAAGAGACTGTCGTCCCATCATCTTAGGCGGAAGACGACCTGCTTTCACAGCACCCATGTCCGAGAACTTAATGTTCGGGTACATCAGGCGACCCATGACCAGCGTGTCAATCATCTTGTGCTTCGGGAAGTTGAAGCGTTTACCGAAATACTTACGCTTCAGAATGTCAATCGCCGGGACGTCATAGTTAATCCCGTTGTGGAAGACCAGAAGACCATGCGGTGTGGCTGCAATCTCTTCGACCTTCTGCACGTACTCTTTGAAGCCACCGACGATACCTACCATCGGAGCTACCCCGTACTTCAGGGTCTCATTCGACTCGGCGTTAATCAGGACCCCACAGTGGAACTGAGAGACGGTATCAAGAAGACCGTTGGTCTCTATGTCCGAACCCCAGATATTCTGTAAGTCAATCATAATGTCTCCTATAGTCTAATCATAAAGGCCACTCGAAGTGAATGACCTTGAGTCTATCCTACAGTGATAGTTAAGCCTTAGGTGGAGTCATGTCCGGGACCAACGGCTCTATGGTATCCATCGGTTCGACTACAGGACTCTCGCCAGATGATACGCGCACTTCTGGGTAGCTTTGTTCCATGCTACTGACTGGAACCGCTGGTCCTTCAGGATGTTGCTCAACACTGTAGCTTCGTGGTGATACCACTTCGCCAGCGAAAGGTGATACTTGGACCGGAACTTCTCGAACAACCTCTTTAACATCTTGGTACTCCTCAAATGGGTAATAGGACAGAACGTCTCCTTCCAGCTTGAACCCAACGAGTCCCATCTGGTCTAGACGCTGGGTGATTTGATACTTCACGCTGTCAATCTCTTGGTCTCCCAAGTTGGCGCGGAGTGGCCCAATGTCAATTGACCCTTGGACCATAGCCGTGGATATGAACAGTAGTGACCGGGCCAGAGTCCGACCAGTGCAGCGGGTAGTGAAGACCTCAAGGCCCTCCTTCGGACCAAGCTCAAGTTGCGTCTCGGTCAGGGTCTTACCGTTGATTAAGTTTCTCACTATCGGTCCTCCATAAAGTTCTTATAGTCAGCAATATCTCGGTCAGAAGTCGTTGTCTTCCCACGAGCCGCTATCTTCTTCTCCGCTTCCACCAGTTTGGACAGTCGGTTCAAGCCATCCCGTGAGCTTGTTGTACTCAAGGTATCCAGCCAGCCCGGTATCGCCCGTAAAGCGACACTTAAGCAAACGAAGCTGGACAACATTAGGAGTATCCCCTTGCTGATTGCGCTCCAAGGCAATAATAGTATCAGAAAGCTGACGTAAAGCGCCAGACCCTCTAAGGTCAGTAATCGAAACGGGTCTACCTTCTTCATGTGACTTACCTTTCTCCGGGTTCTTCAGGTGGCAGATGACCACGACAACCACACCCTTCGTCTTCGCAAACTTCTTGAGACGGGTCATGATTCTGTCTATGGTCTTGCGCTCATCCGAGTTATCTTCCATACCGGACACCACGATTGAGATGTGGTCCAGCAATATAACGTCGCAGTCCAGACCGTCAACCATGTAGCCTAGCTTGGCGAACAGAGTGTCTTCTTCTGACTCAGCGAATGAATCGTACAGGTGGAACTTATCGTCGTTGAACAGTTTGTCATACCATTCGTCGAATCGCCCATCCTGAAGGATTGCCTCTTTCAGCTCTTTGGACTGACGGAGACGGACGTTATTGTCAAGACCTATGAGGTCCTGAACCGTTTCTTCGACAGCTTCCTCCAGCATTGCCATGCCTACGCGCTTACCCTGTCGGCCCCACTCCAAGAGGAGCTGACGCACGAAGGTAGACTTACCCATGCCTGACCCTGAAGTCACCATGATAAGTTCACCAGAACGCGCACCTAGGGTCATCGCGTTGAGTGTTGTGCAGGACGAGAAGAGGAGACCTTCAGTCTCAGCCTTCAGCATTGCCTCGCGGGTCCTGTCCTTCAGAGACTTGGCGCTCACCACCCCAGCCGGGACGAAAGGTTTAGCGTTCCAGATTGCATCCTGAATCGCCCTGAAGTCCTTGGCCTGAAGTGCAGCGTTGGCGTCTTTATACCCATTGATGAATGCGACTTTAACTTTACCAGCTGGGAGGACCGGAGCAGCCTGCTCTACAGCCTCGCGTCCCGGCTCATCCATGTCGAACATCAGGATAATCTCTTCGAACTGGTCGAGGTACTCAAGGTTAGCTGCCAGCGTCTTCTTCGCAGACTTCGCGCCTAACGGTAGAGAGACCACAGGATACTTACCGTCCTGAACCTGAGCAACCGACAGGCAGTCAATCTCACCCTCGGTTATGACAATCTTCTTACCACCTGACCAGAGCTGAGAACCGAACAGCAGGTCATTCTTGACGCTGCCTATAGCCGTGAAGTTCTTATCAGCATCACGGACCTTCTGCCCTACCTTGGTCCCGGACCTGTCATAGTAGTCTGCAATCTGGACCATCTTGCCCTGCATCATGCCGACCCAGTAGCTGTACTTCTTGCAGATGTCAGCAGATAGTCCACGAGCCGGGAGAGGGACATAGCGTCCTGAGTTCTCGCCCCACGTTAACAGATTGCTCACTTGCTTCTTACCTCCTGAAGGCGTGTAACCTTCTGTCAATTCCATGTCGCCTTTCTTCCAAGCGACTGACGGGTCACACGCAAAGCAATACATGTGTCCGTCTGAGTAAACACCATTGGCATCCGAAGACCCGCAGTCTGGACACTCGGTGTGGTAGAGGAAGACGCTATCGTCCTGCTCTTGGTCTTCATATGACATTGGTCACTCCTTAGTCAATAATGCGAACAAAGGGACAAGACTCATGGTCTCATCCCTAAGGTGATAGTTTAGCTGAAGAAGCCTTTCAGTTGCTCGGCTTTCTTGTCAAGACCTTTGGCACGTAGGCCAGCGTCCAGAGACTTGATGCGCAGACTATCCGCTTCCGCAGCAGCCGCTTCCGCACCTTTAGCCGCAGCAGATGCGACTTTTCGTTCCACACTCGCAGCACGAGCATAGCCACGCACAACCAGACGACCCAGAAATTCAATAAACTTAATCATGTTAATGCTCCTTGTTAGCCTCGGTCGGAAGTGACCAGTTCGTTAGTGTTCAGCCAGCGCTGCAAGTCAAAACTTGGGCAAGCCTTTGGTGCTACATCGTGGTGAGCCTTGATTTCTGCCTGAGGGTACAATGCCTTCAGTTCAGCCAGCTTGTTTCTTAGAGCGCTCATCTGGGCAGGTGTGAAGTTAGCTTCAAACTTACCCTTGGCGTCAATCCCACCTACAAGGCAGACGCCTACGGACCGGTAGTTCCAGTCCTTAACGTGGGACCCTACTACATCGACCGGGCGTCCTTCTTCCACAGTGCCATCACGCTTGATGACGAAGTGATAGCCTACGTCCAGCCAGCCCTGCTGCTTGTGCCACATGCGGATAGTGTCTACCCCGATGTCCTGAGACGGTTGAGTCGCACTACAGTGGACGAAGATTGCGTCAGTTACTGTACGCGGTTTGAATTGAACCTTACTTACCATTGTACACCACCAGCTCGACGATTACGAGATTCAGGTGAGACTTGAAGCGCTCGCTAACAGTCGTGTGCATCTGGAGGCGCTTATGGTTGAAGACATGCGAGTTGCTAATCTTCACGTACACTTCGTCCGGTCGACCATGAACGATGAACGCGTAGCCCACCGGGATTTTATCAATGGTCAGGCGCTCGCGGACTACCTGCACTTCTTTAGTCATTTCTTAGCTCCTTTCTTCGGGATGAGTATACCTGAGGGCAGACGTACAGTCGCCTCTTTCAGCCACTCAACCGGGATAAACTTGTCGGCAAACTTAAAGCCGTTCTTTTCGCACCATGCGCCATACGTGGTCGGGGACCCTTTGTACAGCTTGGAGCGGGAGGATGAGAACACGAACCGGATGTCCAGCTCAGGGTGTTGCTCGCGCACCAGCATATGCTTCTTACGGTCCTCACTGTCGAAGATACCTTTGGTCTCGACGATGATTCCGTTCGGAAGGATGAAGTCTGGTGTGTACTTGTGGTCGGAAGCCGGAATCACATAGTTGATATAATGGCTTTCGTACTCCGCTTTGACGCCATTCTGCTCCAGCCACTGCTGGTTCTTGGCCTCAAGCCCAGAGCGGTAGGCACCCACAGAGTGCCCCCGTTTTGGTGTCCATGCAGCCACGATTAGAAGTCGTAATCGCCACCGGACTCAGAGTCATCACCACCATCGGCATCTTCACCGAAGTCGTCAGACCCGAAGTCACCGTCAGTAGACGCTTTGTAGCCACCGGAGCCGATGTCTTCATCGTCACCCCAACCACCATCACCACCAGTGCCATCGCCGGACCACTCTTTCAGTTCGACCAGCAGGCAGGACTCCAGTTGCAGCTTCACGCTAGCACCAGTCGCAGCGTTCCACTTGAACGGCAGAACTTTGAACTTGACCTTCAGCTTAGACCCTGAGCCAATATTCGGGACGTCACGGATGAGTTTAGCATCGGTGTCGTAGAACCGTAATACGATAGGCTCGGACTTGCCGTCTTTCAAGTAAGACGCAAAGCATTTGAACTTCAGGGTAACAGTGCCGTCACCGTTCTCAATCCACGGCATGTCGCCTTCACGTGGTTCGATAGGCTTCTTGCCACGCTGAACCTGAGGTGGGTTCTTCTCGTGGTCTGCGAGTGCTTTCGCATACGCATCGTCGTGAATCTTCTGCAAGACATCAATCATCTTGCGGACCTTCGGGTCGCTCAGGTCGAATGTCAGGTTGACTTTATGCTCACCGCGCTCGTTGAACTTGGTGTCTGCTTTGTTAAGCCATGCGTAAGGCTCAACGATACCAGCTACCGGAGTGGTGAAAGTCTTCAGTTGCTCTTTAGCCATCGGTGTAAATCTCCTAGTTAAAGTTAAGGTGTTCCTAAAGTGATAGTTTAGTCTTGAAGCTCAGGTCGGATGCGGCCTACCACGAAACCAGCATCTTCGTACTCCTGAGACTTTAGGGTCGCCTCGTCCAGAGACTTGGCGTATACCGGGACCTCAAAGGACTGAACGCGACCCTCAAGTTCCACGATGTACTTCTTTTCTTCTGGGATTGTGGGATTGTACTTACGCAAGCCGTCATACTCCCAGCCATTATCAAGGCTCATAGTCCTTTCTCCTTCCACATATGGTACATGGACAGGTAGTCCACGTTCCCGGTTGATACCCACTGTCTAAAGCACCAGCTACTCGGAGTCATGGCACTTACCTTTATGCAGGTCGAACAGCTCCTGATAGAACGCAGCCTTCTTGAGGTCCTTCTCCATAGTGGCTAGCTCGGACTTCTTACCAGCTCGGAGTCGATACTTCAGGACATTGCCAAGGCAGAACCCACGGAACTCACTCACGGTCATGGACCGGGCGATAATCTCGATGGACTCCACACCGTCAAAGACCTGATAGTGGGAAGGCTTACGAACAACATCATCCACTGGCTTAGCCTGTGGCTTCAGGTAGCAGGTGCATTCGGTATGGTCGTTCTGGCAGTCCACACAATAATGAGCCATTAGAACTCCTCCTTGATGAACTCCAGCACCAGACGAACGCGGGGCCACTTGGTGTAGACCACAGGAACGCTGGTCTCATGCTTCTGTCGTGCCTCTTCCACTTTTCCCGGAGTAATCAGAGCGTAGACTGTAGGTGACAACTTAACGGCCTTCCCGAAGTAGCCCAGCTTCTCGTTTCGCTTAATGCAAGCGAACGGATTGTGAGACAGGTGGAAGGTCTGACTGAAACGGTTGAACATTAAATTCTTAGACATAAGGTTTCTCCTCTTAAAGTCTGTGACCGAGTGTGGTCCTACAGTGATAGTTTAGTCCCATCGCGCTGGGTCCAGACGCAAAGAAACCCAGCAGTCCGAAGACCACTGGGTTGACGTTTAGTTAGCTCTTAATGGTTGGATTGTCTTCCGTTCCACGCCAGCACTTGAAGCTGGGATGACGAAGGGAGCCATCAGGGAACCGCTCCATGAAGAGGACTTCAACCTGCCATCCTTCGTATGGGTTCATGTACCAGCACCCAGCTTCGTTAGCATTACACTCGGTCGTGTAGTCTTTCACACGTTTGGTGAACTCGTCCTTCTGTTCTTCAGTCAGACCACATGCGTTAACCACCATGCCATCCTCAAGCAGAACCTCGAAGCCAATTACCTTACCTTCGTTAGCCTTACCCGGAGTCCCCCACACTAGGCCACACACGGTCCCGTCGATGGTCTCCTCAGGCTTCATCTTCCACATGCCTGACTTCTTGCCACGCTTATACTTACCAAGTGGGTCCTTGACTACCAGACCCTCGTGTCCTTCCAGACGCTTCTCTTCGTACAGGGAGTTGAGCGACTCAAGGTCATAGACCGTGTGTGACTCAGACAGAACCCAGTCGATTTCCGGGAAGTATTTCTGGAGGAGATGGACAATAGCTTCGACCTTCAGGCGAGTGACGCTATGGATAGGACCTTCGGCTTTCGGGTCGTTGATGACGTTAAGGTCCACGATACCGTAGACGACCACCTTGATATGGTCTCGGTCCAGACGGAACTGAGTCGTCTTGGACTTGAGGTCCCAGTCACCATCGTGGAAGTCGTAGTTCTTAGACTTGACGTACTTCGTTCGGATGAGACCTGAGGAAGTGTTGAAGTCCACGCCTTTGACCATGACCTCGCCGTCAATCATCAGGCCAGTTCCTTCGTAGCCAGCCTGCTTCAGGAACCACCGCCAGTCGCTTGCCTTGGTCGCCCCGATGTCCTCACCGGATGTGTTCATCCAGCTCAGGGCCGGAAGAGGTTTAGACTCGCGGCTCAGCCATTGGGTCTCACCAGTTGGGAATACCGGGAGGTTCAGGCGCACACCGTCATACTTCACTTCAGCTTCCAGTGACCCGGCAGCTTCCAGTGCTTTCTTAACGCCGGACTCAGAGTAATCTACAGCGCGATGCGGGTTAGTTTTGATAGTTGTCATCGTTAATGTCTCCAGAATTAAAGGAATCGACCAGTGTAGTCGTTGAACTGTTTGTTAAACCAAGTGGCAACCGCTACGGTCTGCACATCTTCGTCGTGGATATTCGGGTACTCCGTGAAGTCCTTCTCAATGAGGACCTCTCGTGTATGAATGTGGACTATAACCGCCCTGACGCAGTGCCTGTTCATCACCGGGTCAAACCAAGTGCTGACCACTGCGTTATAGTCGGTCTCGGACTGCCAGTTGTGGATGGCCTTGCGCAGGGTGTTCAGGTTTCCACTATGTGCTCTTGAGAACATGCCCATGTCTTACGCTCCTACGAAATACTTCTCTTGGTTGACCAGAGAGTCTTTACCCTCAGCGTTACGGAAAGCGCCCTTCACGCCACCGCCACGTTTAGTCTTGTTCAGCTTGCGGCCCTTAGGCATGTAGCCTTCAGTCTGCTGACGTTCACGGATGCGCTCGAAGTTGATGGTGTTCTGGTACATGGTTAAATCTCCAGTAGTTTACGTTAGGGTTAATCATAAAGGCCACGACTTTGAGTCATGACCTTGAGTCTAATCCTATAGTGATAGTTTAGGCAATTCTAGGGATAATGATACGTGCCGCTTCTTCGAGCCGCTTAGCATCCTCCGCCTCTTTCCCTACCAATTGCACCAGCTCCCAGTCCTCCTGAATACGTCCGTCAATATCTGACAGTCGGTAGATGAACTTCTTGTGGGACCCGTCTGTGTGCTTCTGGACGATGGTTAGATGGCGGTCATCTCTGGTGGTGGTGAAGTAAGTCACTGTCTTGCCACACGGCCCCGGACCTGTCTTGAACTCAGTGGGTTGGTACAGACCGTTAAAAAGAGCCTTGAACTTGATACCTACCATGCGCTCTGCGTGGTGTATTGCCTGGGGCTTTCTGTATTCTTCAAGCTGTTTGCGTAGATTCTCTTCGGTGGCGGCGCGGCGCTTGTTGGCCTCCTTGAGGTATCCGATAACCTCCCGGTCGTTCTTGAGTTGCTGCTCAAGTTCTGTGATTCGCTGTTTCAACATGGAGTTAAAGAACATAGTGTCAACCTCTTCTGCGTTGGATTAAAGTGAATACTGCGAGTGCTCCCAGCCACAAGGCCAGTAACTGAAGGTCCGTCATTTCGTCACAGCCTCGGTCAAGGCCTGTTCGTGTGACTTCTCGACCTGCTGCACCAGCCATTTGAATGGGACGTTAAGCTGCTTTGACATCTCAGTTGGGATGACCGTGGTCTTTACCAGACCTTTGCCATTATGTTCGGTCACGGTCACGATTTGAGTACCGCCTTTAACGCCAGTTTGCTTGTGTGCGAATTTCATGTAGATGCCTCCTTAGGCGAATGCAAAATCAGATAACAGAATGTCTTCGATGTTCAGTTTACCGCGCTTCGGAAGCTCAGGCAACTTGTCGCGCTGACTCTCATGAAGCTGGCCTTCGAACTGCTCGTAGAAGTCTTGCAGCACATCGTTGTCGCGGTAGGTCTCGACCATCGTCTCACGGACTCCCTTGAACAGGAACTCAGCGTCTGCCGGGATGGTCCCAAAGCTGTCGTGAATCACCGCGAAGGACATCACGCCATACTTTCGGTGGGTGTGGACTACAGTCTTCCTCAGGTGACTGCCGTCCTGTGAGTGTACAAAGTTAGGGCTGATACCGGACTCCTGCTTGTGCTTGTCCAGCTCTTTCTTTGACCCCTTGTTGACTGTTGGTTGCAGGTTGAACGACCCAAGGAACAGGAGGTTCAGGCGTGTGGTGTCTTTCTTGCGGTATTCCTGCCATACCGGGAAGCCGTCAGGTGTTACCCAGTGAACCGGGAGGCAAGGCTTAAGGACCTCTTTGGTCTTCTTGTCCTTGACCTCGGCAGCCAGCAGTTTAGCCGCACCCTGAAGCCACTTCATCGCGTCTACCGCAGCCACCACGGTCACACTCACAGCGTCCCATATCATCTTAGCCATGAAGCGAGACGCTTGGCTTGGGTCGGTGAACATTGCGCCCTTGCCACTGTCAATCGCTGGCATCACAGTGTCCTCAAACACTTGGTCCGCGAACCCGTATTCCTTCGACCCGTAGGCCAGAGTCATGACAGAGCGTTTAGTGACCGAGCGTGACATCCCGTAGGTCAGCCACTGACGGGCTAGCTCACGGGTTCCAAGGACCAGACGTTCAGTAATCTCGCCTGTCTTCTTGTCCTCGAAAGTCTTCACCTCGTTGTCGCTACCGTTGACCAGCAGTTCCTTAAGCTGTTCTTCCACACGGTCGGACACAATGCGGTAGATGTCTTGAACCTTCCCGCTTGGCGTCAGGTTGACCGCATGTCCCCCAACGTGGTCACGGAGCATCGCACTGAAGTGCTGAATCCCGGAGCAGGACCCATCGAACGCGATAGGTAATGAACAGGAGTAGCTCAGCCCGTGGTGCATAACCCCGGCATACTCAAAGCAGAACGCTAGGAAGCAGAACGGAGAGTCTAACTGGCCCCACCAATCAATGCTGTCCATCGGATTCTTTGCTGCTGAGAGGATGTTGTCGTGGTTCTCTTCGACCCACTTGATGCGCTCCTCAAAGGTGACTTTATCGACACCCGCGCAGTTTGCACCGTGTACCTTCAGCCATTTGAATCCGTCCGCACCGATTGGCTTGCCTACCGCCAGAGTCAGCAGGCCCTTCTGCATATCGTTGCCTTGAGGGTTGAACATCGGGACAGCGTACACTCGGCCCCGCCAGTCCATGTTATATGGGAACCAGATGGCCTTGAACTGAGAGAACTTGTTAGCCTGTGAGACGATGAAGCTCAGAGACAAGCGGCGAGACTGTCTGGCCTTCTCCCGTCGGTAGATACCAGCCGCAGACTTCTTCCAAGCCTTAAGCTCCTCCTCGGTCTCACCTGCATAATCTTCAGGCTTCAGCGGCTCCATCTGAGGGATGTCAGCGATAGGCGTGTTATTCAGCTTCTCGACCATGTTCACCACTTCCAGCACCTTCTTGTTCACCTTCCAAGGAGTTTGCTGAATGATGTTCACCGCCTCGTACACTTCAGGCATGTACACGTCTTCGTAGCGCTGGACCGCAGCCTTGGACCCCAAGCGAATCAGCGGGAGAGGCCTGCGACCTTTAGCCCAGTACCCACCGCCCACCACCCCGGTCCACGGCTTAGGCGGAACTACGCATGGCTGGTAGACTGGAGCGATTCCCGCAAGAGAGAAGCCGCGCTGAGCCATCTTCTTGACCCAGAAGTCAGACAGGTGGACCATCTCAACGTCTGCCGCAGCGTTGCCTGCACCGTAGCGCTTCAGCTCGACCAGTTGCGAGGACTGGATGACCAGCTCAAGCATCTTGATGCCTACGTGAACAGCCTCGGTCGGACTCCAAGTCCCCCACGCGTCAGCCAGTTGTCCCTGCTCAAGCATAGACGCCTCGACTGCCTGCATGTAGGCTTTCTTGTAGCTTGCACCAGCGCGTTTCTTCAGGTTCTCCGCTATGGTCTTCTTGAAGTGCTCCTGCTCCTGCTCACGGATGCGACCAAAGCGGATTTCATCTTCAAGTGTGCGACCTATCGCTGACGCCATAGGAGTTATTGGGATGCCTTCAGGCTTGACCAGCTTGCTGAGGATGACCTTCAGTATGATGACCGCAGCGGACTCGGCAGAGATGCGCAGGGAGCGGTCTTTGACAGCCTTCTCATCAGTGCTCAGCATGGTAAACGCTACGCTTGGGCGAGAGGTCGAGGACTTACCGTCCGGGCCTTCATGCCACTCACGCACAGCCTTAGCGATGGTCGGGACCAGCGTTTGCATCAGCGGCTTGGCAACCTGATTGTCTGCCAGTTCCCCGCGCTCAGTCTGACGCTCAAGGTTCTTAATGAAACGTCGCTCGCCTTCAGTGTATGCCTCATGCTCAAGTTGAAGCTGTTTGACTGCAAGGTCTTGCCCGTAGTGGTCAGCCAGCAGGTTAAACGGCTCAATGGCATTCGACACATCAGAGAAGTCGTGTTTGTCAATAGAGATGACGCTCATACTTAAAGTCCTTGTTATTAGTCTTTCACTTAAAGTCTCTTTGGTCTTTCACTTGGAGTCTTAGACCTTGAGTCCTATAGTGATAGTTAAGTCAGAATTACTTGCATATCAGTGGGTTAGCGTGGAGATGACTGAAGTCACCTTTGGTCGTGTGCTTGATGGTTGACCGTTGGTCTATCGCATTCCAGCCTGAGACCAGAAGTTTACCATCGTCGGTGATTGGTCGTCCACCGTACACCAGACACATCAGCTCGGACTTATGGCCCTCGGCCCGGAGTCGTGCCTGAAGTACACGGTCACGCTCCTGCTGTTGACGTGTGGTGTGGCTTGACGTTCCGTGACGATACCCGGTAGCCAGTAGGCTTAACATGTTCATTTCTGCGTCCATAGAGTGTACCAGATTAATCCCGTATGACTTGTTCATTACAGTTTGCTCCCAAGTGTTGCTATATCCCAGACGTTCGCGAGGTTGCGCATGAATCGTCCGTTAGGTTGACGTACAGTCCAGCGACCCAGACGTACATAGTTGAATTTGTAGACTTTACGCGCTTTGTTGATGTCTCTCACCAGCACGTAGGCGATAAGTCCATAGCCTATGGCTATCAATAGTGCAAGACTCATGGTTTATCCCGCCAGTCCAATCCACATCAGGATGCCGCGCACAATCCCTACCGGAGAGAATACGATGTCAACTGCCAGCCAACCAAGGCGCAGTGCATTCCCATCGGCTATGACCGCAGTCAGCCAAGACAGAATTATGGTGACGTAAAGTGCGATGACTGTAAGTTTCATAGTTAACTCCTATCAATTTAAGTGGTAATCTTTGAGGCCACCTATCAGTCGATGACCTCTCGTCTATCACTCAGTATCCACCAGTCAGCGTTATGGTCAGGCTGTGGTGATTAGCCACGTAGCAAGCCCCGCGCTTCATCATCTCGTAGCATCCATCGTAGAACGCCTGTTCACTGCTATAAGTTATCTGGTACATGTTTACTTATCCTCAGCGTGTAAGCTGTCGTGTATGCGTTTGCGGCCCTCGTAGACCGCTTTCAGGTGACGCATAGTCGCATCGTGGTTTAACTGCCCGGTCTTGACCATAATCCGGGCGTTGGTGACGTGGTGCTGGCAGAGACCATAAGTTACCATCTTGATGACCTCACCTCTTGCAGCTTGGACACAAGGAAGAAACAATCAACCAGTATCAACTTGCCGTCCACAGCCCGTACATTACGCGGGCTTATCTCAAACTGAATGTCTGACCCGAAGTTAGCGCAAGCGTCCAGCGCCATCAGCACATCCATCAGACCCTCCCGCACAGTCTCAGTCTCAGACCTGTCGTGCGCAGCTTGGAATATCTCGTACCACTTGTGATACAGGTCAGCAGGTCGCATTACATACGGAGACCGTGAGAAACAATCACGCAGCACCTGATAGAGTTGCCACTGGTCGTCATCTAAATGCGCCTTGAGACCTCGTGTTGGTGGCATGTAGTCCATCTCATACGTGCCTACCTCAATCATCTTGACTTCAGGGAACAGTGGCGACTCAGGGAACCATCCCCACGCCATGCACTCCTTGATTGGGTCTGAAGAGACCAGAAGTACACGCTTCCCGCAATCCTTCAGGTAGCATTTAGTGAACGCGCCTTTGCCTATCAGTTTCATGATTGTAGTTCCTTAAATGGGTTAGACCATGTGTTGTACTGGTGGTTAGAAATCATGCCAGCCTTGCATAGACTGTCTGTGTAGTCGTTCCAGTGCTGCTGTTTCGCTATGTCGTCACCTCTGAAAGTCTCAGGGAACTCGCGGAAAGTTTCACGACATTCAGCTATCACTTCTGCTTTGGTCATCTTACGGTATGCCATCTTGTTTATCCTATAGTTAGTGACTATCAGTCAGGGCCTTCAGTCGCTCAAGTCAAGCCCGTCTCGCGGTAGACTCAAAGACCCTGTAGTTAGTCGCTATCGGCGCACATTAAGAGTTTATCCAGATTGTTAAAGAGCATTCGCAATGGCTGTCGTCGCCTTGCTATCCCGTTTCAGTGTTGGGCCTCACCGTTTCGATGTGGTACATACTACGTTAAGTTGGTACATCTTGTCAACTACTTCTTTCAGCTCCTGAGGTCGGTACGCTTAGTTCCTTCTGCAATCTTCCGTACTGGCTAGACCATTCAACCTATCGTCCTGACCTACTGTGAGTCACCATCTCGGTGAGTCTTTGCTAGTTACCTAGCGTTGTGTTGCCGTGTCGTGTTGACGGAAGCTATTAAACCAAAAGTCAGACCGACTGTCAACACTGTTAATTTATACAGTAGACCAATGACTATATAATGATGACTATCAGTTATTGACTTTAAGTCGAAAGGCTGTAGTATAAGAGTCCAGTTAGCAAGACACAATTAATAACCCTAGTCAGCTATGGTCCCTGACTGCTAAACGGACCGGATGTGATAACCTTTGAGACTAGACCTTAGGTCTCTGATAAACTGTAGGTCAATAGCTTAGTGTCGTTAGACTGTAGGTCTTTGACTGTAGGTAGTGGCTTTACCGATGGTCGGTGACTGTAGGTTGTTAGACTGTAGGTTGTAGGACCTATGGTTATACAGATAGGGACTCAGAGACAACCAATAGTCCCAACCTATCGTCTCCTCCTCCAGCCATAGCCGTGACCTATCGTCGTGACTTTGGGTCAACCTTGAGTCAATGACCTGAAGTTTAGACCGAAGGTCTAGGGGTAGGGCCTTTGGTCGAGACTTAAAGAGGCCTATGGGGGAGACTTGAGGTTCTTGAACTGTGAGA